TTAGATATTTAGTGTTCGGAAAAGATTTTCAAAAAGAAGATATGTTTGAAAACTTTCCTGGCGCAAGAACATTTCCACAGATTGTATTTAATGGACAAAAGATTGGTGGTTACACTGCTTTAGTAGAAATGTTAACAAATGAACTTTAAAGAAGATAAAGTATTAGTCTGGGTTGAAAATTATATCCGTTCAACCTATGATTCTCACTATAGTAAGAATACAATACAAACTACTGAATTTGTATTTGATGCAGGACATGGAGAAGGTTTCTGTATTGGAAACATAATTAAGTATGCACAAAGGTATGGTAAAAAAGATGGATATAACGAAAAAGATTTATTAAAGATAATACACTACGCAATTATATTATTAGGGAGTGAACATTATGATAAGAAGTAAATCAGGAGAAAAGTTATCTTTCGATAACATAGAACGAGTAATCCAACAACTCGAACAGGATAATCCAATAACTAAAAAGGAAGCCTGTGGAATTTTGAATATTAGGTATAACACGACCAGACTTCAAAAAATCATAGACGACCACCTTGACACAAAAGCTTTTCGTGAAACACGAAAGAGTCAAAATAAAGGAAAGGCAGCTACAGAAGATGAGATAAGGTCAGTAGTAAAGATGTATATAGATGGTTTTAATATATCAGGAATTGCAGACAGTATTTATCGTTCTCCAGCATTTGTAAAGAATATAGTGGAGAGAGTAGGTATACCTCAAAAGTTAGCAGAATCAGACTATGATGGAATGAGAAATGCTATGCTACCAGAACAATGTGTAGCAGAAGAATTTGACTATAATGAAAAGGTGTGGTATCCTCGTCAAAATAAATTTGCGATAATCAAAGATGAGATATCGCAAAAGTATCAGTCGGAAAGAAAAGGCTATGCTTGTTACGGCAACATAGTAGAGTGTCTAAACTATGAAGATAAATATGGTGCTAAATGCTACAAAGTATTTGTATTAGAACCATGTGATACTTCTCAAACTCTTTTTCCTTGGCTAGATGGAGAAAGGACAGGATATTGGGGAACTGCCCTCGCTTATGAAATAGGAAGTCTGAAACATTTACAGAAATATTTATAAGGAAAAACAATGTTGGAAATTTTATTGGCAGTATACCTGTCAGGACTTGGGATTGCTATGTGGAAACTATGGTATCCCGCTTACAGAGAAATACAAAGAACAACTCCCAACGCTTTAGTTGCGAGATATCCAATATCAATGTTCTTTACTGTATTGTTTATGTTTGCGGTAGCATGGCCATTAGTTATGTGGATAGCGTTGCAAGACGATTATAGTAGAGAATTTAAAGAATCATTTATAAACGGAGCAGTAACAAAAAATGAAAGACGATAAGTATTCAACATATGTAGATGGTGAATTAAGAGCAGATGTAATCAAAGTGGATAGTCACTGGGGTTGCAGATTCTGGCGAAATAATGAAGCAGTAAAAACAGAATTGTATAAAGGGCATAGTGAAGCATATGCAGAAGATGCCGCAGAAAATTATGTTATTGGAGTAAAAACATTATGAATTATTTATTTGAAGCACTATGTAAAAAATTAGAAGGAGAGATTGCAATGGCACTAGCAAATTGTAAAGCCTACGAAAGAAATGTTGTAGGGATTGGGGAACACCCCGATATTGTTGAAGCCATAGAAACTCAAATCGCAAAGATAGCTGAAGCCGAAGACAAGCTTGAGGCAATTCATAATCATTTTGGTAAAGGATATAAAAAATAGTTCTTGACTTGGCGTTTAAAATCATCTATAATATATAATATATGAGTGATAGATTTTATATGCAAATGAAAGAAGCCACAGGTTGGTGTCCAGGTTTGCCAGAATCTTACAAAAATAAAAGGAGAAAAAATATGTCTTGGACAGACGAGAAAAAACAAGAAGCAGTAGATATGTATACTGCAGAAGAACCTACTCCAGAAAACAGTATGGAGATAGTAGCAGACATCGCTGAGCAGTTAGAGGAATCTCCCAACGGTGTTAGAATGATACTTACAAAGGCAGGTGTATATGTCAGAAAGACACCAGCAAGAAGTAGTTCTAATGGCTCAAGTGGTGGCGGTAGAGTAAGTGTTGCAGGAGCGCAAGCTGACCTAACAACAGCTTTGACAGACGCAGGTCAAGAAGTTGACCCAGCGATTATATCAAAGTTAACTGGTAAAGCAGCAGTTTACTTTACAGGTATAGTAAATAACTTAAACAATTAATTTAGTTTAGTTTTTCACTAGGGTATCTTAGATGCCCTAGTTTTTTGCATCTTGTAAATGTAACCAAAACAGCAGTACAATTCAAATTATCATTTGTTAGATACTACTGGAGGAAACATGACAAAAGATGAATTTAAAAAGAAATTAGATGACGCAGGCGATGCAGTCATTACTTACAGAAGTAAGAATTCACGCAGATTAAAATATAACATATGTACTCGGGACTTTTCTACTCCTTACATAAAGGAAAAGAAAAATAGAGCTAAAGAGGCGCATGATACAGTTCTCCTGTTTTGTTGGGATACGGACTCTTATCGCTTACTAATGCCAAAGAATGTTACAAGCATTGTTCCAATGAATAGGATTATTAAAAATGATTGATTTTAGTACCCCAAGTATATATGAAAGAGTTATCAATGAAAAGGATAATCAACAAATACGATTAGTAATAAATACATTTCGTGGAATTGAGTATCTATCTTTAAGAAAATATTACCTAGACTTTAATGAAGAGTGGTTACCCTCTAAAGAAGGCATTACAATGCCTGTTGATTTAGAGAATGTGCAGGAACTCTTCACAGGTCTAGTTGAAATTTTATCACTTGCAGAAAGCAAATCAATACTCGAATCAGAGTTCAAAGAAATTTTAGATGAAATATACCTAAGTTAAAAATAGTTCTTGACAAAACCTTAAAATCTTGTTATAATATATATTATGATAATTAATGGAAGCTTAAATTACGATTCGCATGGGCGTAGAAGAAAAACTGTGCGTAAAAAAAGAACAACACAACAATCTAAGTGGAAAAGTCTTGGGGCTGTAGCTCAGCAGGGAGAGCGTCGCACTTGCACTGCGAAGGTCGCAGATTCGATTTCTGTCAGCTCCACCAGTGCTGGTAAAGGTACAATGCCTGACAACTCATGGAAACTTGAGATTAGTAAGAAATATACCGTTGCACCAGCATATAATAAAGGTGCATACCAAGTAATCCCTAGAGAAGATGTTGAACATATCGGAAAATAAATCTTGACAAATGGTCAAATTTTTAGTATAATATATAAATGTTAGAAAATCTTATCAAGCGAGCAGCAATGGCATATTATAATGGTCAACCCATCATGTCAGATGAGATATTCGACTACCTAGTAACAATAGAGACAGAATCAAGTATTGGATATAAAAGTCCATATGAGCGTAGATATAAGCATTTGTTTCCGTTGTTTTCCCTCCAAAAAGTAGTAAGTGGTATAGATAGTCCTCCAGACTGGGGGACTGATGCCACTATAGTAACAGCTAAATTAGATGGTGCAGCAATAAGTATACTATATGGTGGAGGAGAATACCAGAAAGCCTTAACAAGAGGAGATGGTATTGAAGGATTAGACATAACACATAATATTTCATGTCTAGTTCCAGAAAAAATAGAATATGAAGGAGTGCTACAGATATCAGGAGAAGTAGTAGCACCTAAAGATATTCCTAATGCAAGAAATTATGCTGCAGGAGCATTAGGATTAAAAAACTCCAAAGAATTTAGCGAGAGAGACTTATATTTTGTAGCACATGGAGTCTCTCCATACATAACAGACAACTACGTTTCTGATATGAGGTTTATTTCAAACCTTGGATTAGAAACTGCCATTGATAGTGATTACACTCAGTTTCCCAAAGATGGTTCAGTATTTCGTATAGCAGATAACGATAAGTTTGATAACTATGGATATACAAGTCATCACCCCCGTGGAGCATATGCTCTGAAAGTACAGGAAAAGGGTGTAGTCACTATACTCCAAGAAGTGACTTGGCAAGTAGGCAAATCAGGAGCAGTATCTCCTGTTGCACACTTTGACCCAATAGACATAGAAGGAGCAACAGTATCAAAGGCAACATTACACAATAAGTCAATCATTGAAGCACTTAACTTAGAGTTGGGGTGTAAAATAGAAGTAATAAGAGCAGGAAAGATAATACCCCAAGTACTACGGAGAGTAGATTGACAGAAGTAGAAATGCTAAAACAACAAATAGCAGAACAAACAGAACAGATATATAAACTATATCGAAGAATAGAGGAATTAAATGAAATACTCAAAGAAAGAACTACAAAACAGTAAAAGAATATTTAAGAGTGCTACTCCAAAGCAAGATTTATCTTGGTATGTTAAATGGACAGGAAGTGCTTTTCTTATTGCCGCTTTTGCAGTAAGGTCAACACAAGGATTTCCTTTTATAGACCTTTGTTTATCTTTAGTAGGTGTCTCAGGTTGGTTATGGGTTGGTCTTTTATGGAAAGACCGAGCATTAATCATTCTCAATGCTATTGCAGTATTCATTTTATTGTCAGGTCTCATTAGACACCTTACTCCAATGCTTATCGCATGAGTGGAGGAGTCTACAATCAAACTTACTTTAACAATCACCCTCATGAAAAAGAAAGAGAGGGTGTTCTGTATGGAGTAATTCTAGTAAATCAAAGAACCTATGAGAGAGAATGTATTAAAGTAGGGATTGCTAGTGGAAAAGATTGGCGTCATGTAATTAAAAGAAGTCGTGGATTTAAAGGTTATGATTTACGAATCCAGAGAACTTATCATGACACCATTTATAATTGTTGGAAACTAGAGCAAGAACTACATGAAAAGTTCAAACATGATAGTTATAAGCCCAAACAAAAGTTTGGAGGGCATACGGAGTGTTTCGAAATTTCGTCCCTTATTTTACGGGACTTCCCAAAAAATAATTCTTGACATATGGTTAAATCTTTAGTATAATATAATTATAAAAATAAAAGAGAGGCAGAATTTGAGACAAATAATTATACCGACACATTGTCCAGCTTGTAGTACAGAGTTAGATGTTGTGAAAGACCAATTATTTTGTGTCAATCCAGATTGCCCTGCTAAATCATCAAAAAGAATTGAGCACTTTGTTAAAACTTTAAAGATTAAAGGACTAGGTAAAGCTACAATTGAAAAGTTAGATTTACAGGATTATCATGAAGTCTACTCTTTTACAGAAGAGGAACTTATAACCCTATTAGATTCGGAAAAGTTAGGAGTTAAGTTGTTTGCTGAGATAGAAAACTCTAAATCAGCAGACTTAACAACACTCCTTCCAGCTTTTTCGATACCGCTGATAGGACGGAGCGCATCTAATAAATTGACCAAAAAGGTCTCGAATATATCAGAGATAACCTACCAAACGTGTATAGATAGTGGTCTCGGTCCTAAAGCGGCGTCGAATCTTATGAATTGGTTAGTAAATCAATTTCATTCTAATAAGTATTATGAGTTACCCTTTTCTTTCTCTTGTGAGAAACCTAAAGTCACCTATACTAAAGGTATAGTTTGTATAACAGGTAAACTAAAGAGCTATCCAAACAAGGCAGCAGCTCAAAAAGTTTTACAAAGTCATGGATTTGAGACAAAGGACAGTCTTACAAAAGATGTTACTATATTGCTTAACGAGAGTGGTATAGAGAGTGCTAAAACTAATAAAGCACAACAAATGGAAATAAAAATATATAACAATATAAAACAATTAATTAAGGAAAATTAAATGGCATTACCAAAATGGACAGATGAAAGAACACAGCAACTAGTGGACTTCATCGGTGAATCAAGCCCTGTTTCACAGGCAATGGTTGCAGAAGCTGCTGAAGATTTAGAAACTTCTACAAGAAGTGTATCTTCAAAGCTAAGAAAAATGGGTTTTGATGTTGAATTAGCTTCAGCATCTGCTTCTAAGTCTTTCTCAGAAGAGCAAGAAGCAACTCTTTCAAATTTCGTTAACGATAATAGCGGAGTTTATACTTATGCTGAAATAGCATCAAACTTTGAAGGTGGAGCATTTAGTGCAAAATCTATTCAAGGAAAAATCCTTTCTATGGAACTTACAGAGCATGTTAAACCTGCTCCTAAGCCAGAGAGTGTTAGAACTTATACTCCTCAGGAAGAAGAAACATTTGTATCAATGGTTAACGATGGCGCTTTTGTAGAAGCTATCGCAGAATCACTTGGTAAAAGTGTTAATTCTATCAGAGGTAAAGCATTATCATTACTTAGAAGTGGTGACATCAATGCTATTCCTAAGCAAGAACACACAAAAGGTTCAAGCAAAGCTGACGTATTAGCTGACCTTGACATTTCTGACATGACTGTACAAGAAATTGCTGATAACATCGGCAAAACTGTAAGAGGCGTCAAAACAATGTTAACCAGAAGAGGTTTACAATGTGCTGATTACAATGGTGCAGCTAGAAAAGAAATAGGCTAACTAGCAATATTAGCAGGGGAGTGCAACACTCCCCTTTTTTTGAGAGAGATATAGATGAATATTGCCAGTGCATTACTAAAACAATTAGTTATACAACAAGATTTAGATACTTGGGCTCAAGTAAAGGAAATTTATTTACCTAATGAGTACCGAGGGGTCTTCAACATCTTGGAAAAGCACGTAGACAATTATCAATCTCTCCCAACCTTTGCTGAGCTAAAAGCTGGGCAAAGAGACCAAAAAATCCAAGAAAAATTATCAGCAATTGAATCCATCGAAGTAGAAGTGGACGCAGACATGTTGCTCGATTATCTCAAGAATGAATACACTCAAACTGAAATATTAGATGAACTTGATAATTATGTGGATAAAACTGTCACTATGGCTAGTGCAGAAGAAAATATAGAACAACTACAAGAAATAGTCCTAAACGTAAGTGATAAGGTAGATGTAACACCACCCTCAGAAAGTATGCAAACTATAACACTTTTTGAAGATGATGAACAAAGAGCAAAGTATTTACCTTTAGGACTTAATACAGAATATGACGCAGACGTCAAATTTTCACCTAAAGACCTAGTGCTTGTGGGTGGACGACGAGGTTCGGGTAAGTCTTTGACTTCTTGCAACCTTGCTGTTAATGTTTATGATTCAGGAAGAACTGCTATCTATTTCACTATTGAGATGGATAGTAGGTCTATCTTACAAAGAATGTGCTCAATCAGTACTGGAATTCAATTTACAAATATTCGTGATAAAATGATGAATACAGAGGAATGGAATTTAGTAGCAGGCTGGTGGGCAGGTCGTTTTGAAGGTGGAGACGAACTTCTAAAAGATTATGAATCAAATAGAGATTTTGATGATTTTCATAGAAAATTAACAAAGAATCCATTAAACGAAGACAGACAACTAGATGTAATCTATGATCCAGCCCTCACTCTCTCAAAAATTCAAAGCGAACTCGATAAGAGGGTCAGTCGAACAGACATTGGTATCGTAATCGTAGATTATCTAAACCAAGTTCGTCGCCACAATGCGCCAGGCAAAAATAGTCAGTATGACTGGCAGGAGCAAATTGAAATAAGTAAAAAACTAAAGTCTTATGCTCAAGAGTATGAAACTTTAGTTTTCGCTCCTTATCAAACAGATTCTAGTGGAGAGGCTAGATTTGCAAAAGGTATATTAGATGCGGCTGATGCTGCGTATTCCCTAGAGACTTGGGAGCCAGCAGACCAGTGTATGACATTTAATTGTACCAAAATGAGAAACAATGAAGTAAAAGGTTTCTCTAGTGAGGTTAATTGGAAGTCCTTAAAGATTGGTCCCGCTTCCGCATTAAATCCAAATGAAAAAGCAAAAATGAAAGAAGAAATGGGACTTGGAGCAGAAGGTGAAGAGGCACAAGATTTATGAGATTATTAGAAAAAGTATACCAAATAAATAATTCAGGACTAGGAGATGTTAGAATATTTTCAGATAGAATTTTTTGTTATAAAAGATACCATGTTGATTGGGGAAATGGTAATGAAACAATGTACTCAAGTCTTTGGTATAAACTACCTGAAGTAGAAAAATTAGTAGAACAAAAAGTATTTGGAGATAGAGAATGATACTGTATACAGAAAAACAATTACAAAACGCATATATAGTATATGTAAGAAGATTGCATGAGTATAATCTTAGTGATAAAATTTATGTAAAGATTCCTACATTAGAAGAATTTAGACCTATGTATGAAGCAGAGATGGAGTTACAATATGGAGATAAAGGAGTACATTAAAGATTGCATTTATAGAATGTTACTAGGATTACACCTAGTATGTCCACATTGTGGAAAAGAATTACCTAAGGAGATTAAACTTGATAGTAACAGATGAAAAGATACTAAGACAAATGTCTAAAGAAGTGTCAAAAGTTGATACTAAAGTATTAAAAGATATGGAAGATACCATGAAAAAATTTGATGGTATAGGAATTTCTGCAATTCAAATAGGAGCACCACAAAGAATATTTTTAGCGGGTAATCCTGCTCAGGTTTTTATAAACCCAAAAATTAAAGATAAGAGTAGCTACACAAAAGTAGACTGGGAAGGTTGTTTAAGCTGCCCAGGAGCGCATGTAAGAGTAAGACGCTCACACAGTATTACAATACAATACGAAGATATAGAAGGAAAAATAATAAAAAGAAAGTTTACAGGATTTGATGCAAGAGTTATACAACACGAGCTTGACCATCTAAATGGCTTTCTAATCAAAGATAGAGGAAAGGTATATCAAGAATGACAGTAGAAGAATTATTAGCAGAAGAAAAAATACCTTTTAAAGTTTCTCCTGCAGATTATGTAGTTAAGTGCCTGAATCCAGAGCATGATGACACAAATCCTAGTATGAGAATAGATAAAATTACAGGAGTATTTAATTGTTTTTCTTGTGGATTTAAAGGAAACATATTTAAACATTTTGATAAACCAAGTAATTTTTTAGATATAAAAAGAGAAAAAGTAAGACAGACAATAGACCGTAAAAGGTCAGAATCAATAGGGCTACAAATGCCCGGCAATGCTTTACCATATATTGGAACAGAAAGAAACATAAAGCAAAGTACATATAAAAAATTTGAAACTTTTATGAGTATAGATCCTCCTTTCAAAGATAGGATAGTATTTCCCATAAGAGATATAACAGGAAAGATAGTAGCTTTTAATGGTAGACTTCGAATGAATAGTCATATAAAAGACCAACCAAAATATATCTTTCACCCACCCAGAGTTAAATTACCGATATTCCCTGCATATGTTACTCCAATAAAAGGTAGAGTAATATTAGTAGAGGGCATCTATGATGTCGTAAATTTACATGACAAAGGACTAGATAATGCTCTTTGTTGTTTTGGAATATCTAATATAACAATAGATAAATTACAACTTCTTAAAATGAGAGGAGTTGAACAAATAGATATTTTCTTTGACCCAGATGAAGCTGGGCAAGGAGCAGTAGAAAAAGTAATTGAACTTTGTGACAAAGTAGAGCTAAAACATTATAATGTAAAAATACCACCCGATCTAGGAGATGCAGGAGACCTTAGTGATGTATCAGTTAGTAAGTTAAGGGAGTCATTGTACAAAGAAAAATAGTTCTTGACACAAGGTTAAAAATTTAGTATAATATATAATATGAAAAAAATAGCATTAATAGAAAGTAAACCAAGCAGAAACAAGTTCTTTGAATTGTTCCAGAATAAAATTCAGTTCGATTCTTATGTTCTTTGTTCTAATCCACAGATTAAAAAAGTACTAAAGCGTGATGTTGACATCAACATCGAGCTCGACAAGTATGACTGGGTAATCCTAGTTGGGTCGGAACCTCTCAAATACTTTACTAAAATTAATTCCATCACGGAATACACTGGTAGAATAGTAGAAGAGAAGTTCCTTCCTGTAATTAACCCAGCCATGCTTGCTTTTAAACCTGAGGCTAAAAAGACTTGGATAGAGTCGAGAGATAATATAGTAAAATACATAGCTGGAGAACTAAAACAAGAAAAGTTAGATAATGAAAATTGTTTTGGAATCACAGATAGTAAAGACCTGTATACATTCTTAGATGATGCATTGAATCATGAAAATGATTTTATTGCTCTTGACTCTGAAACTACAGCTCTATATCCTAGGGACGGTCATATGATTGGAATAAGTTTAGCTTATAAAGAAAATCATGGGGCATATATAGATACAAATTGTATTGATGAAAAAGCAGAAAAACTTTTACAACAGCTCTTTGATAAAAAGAAAGTTGTTTTTCATAATAGTAAATTTGATGTTG